GTGTCGCAACGCCGGACGCTAGAGCGTCATCGGGTTCCGGCAATTCCTCTTCCGGGGGAAGAATGGTTTGCTCCGGATCGGCGGGCGTTGGCGTTTCTGTTTCGGGTGCGGGAGTGGTGTCGTTTTCCATAGCTAAAAATTTTCTTGCGAGGGGTTGGCGTTTGTATTTTGTGAGGGCGGAGCCGTGGCAAGCGGCGAGGGCGAGGGGTTCCGTTATTTCGTCCACGAAGCCGAGGTCGAAAGCTTCTTGCGCGGTGAGCCATGTTTCCTCGTCCATCATTTTGCGGACGGTTTCTTCATCGAGCGTGGAACTCAACGAATAAAGCGACACCATATTTTCTTCGATCTTGCGGAGAAGGGCTGCTTGCTTGTCCATATCGTCAGCGCAACCTCCTCCCCACGAAGACGGACGGTGGATCATGAAGAATCCGTTGCGGGTCATGCGGACGGTATCTCCTGCGAGTGCGATGACGGTTGCCATGCTCGCTGCGAGTCCTTCGATCTGGACGGTGATCGTTCCTTCGTGACGGCGAATAACTGCGGCGATTGCCTCGCCGTCAAAAACGCTCCCGCCTGGGGAATGGATGGAAAGCTCGACCTCCGCATTTGCCGGGATGGTCTGCCACTCGCTGATAAAATCCTTTGCAGTGATTCCCCACAATCCGATTTCGTCGTGGATGGAAACAGAGTATTTTTCGGCTTTCGCCGTGAAGCTATACCATTTATTCATTGTTGTCTTCTTGCGTGCTGTCAAAGTCTGCCGCTTGCTCGGTGGGGATTTGCGGGGGGTTTGGTTTACGGAAAATCATGTCGTAGTTTAGCGCGTCGGCAATTTCGGGAGACGCGAGTTTTGCCGCTTCGATTTTTTTGAGGCGGCGCACCTTTGCGGCAATCACTTCATCTTCAACATCTTCGGCATCTTCGCCTGCCATCCCGTGGTAAACTTCGGGCGACATTTTCCCGCTGTCGATTCTCTCGTCGAAGAGCCTCCCCTCTCTGCCAACATCGACGGAATCGTCGGCTGGACAAATATGCCTGACCCTCCACCAATCGGAGGGGATGCGGGCAACGGGACCGAATGCCCCGCTCTGGATTCTGTGCCAGAGCCAGAAACGATAATAAGGATCGCAAAATTGAGGGATGAGCTGGAACTGGCGAACGGTGTTTTTGACCCGCTGAACCCTGCGTTGCATCCCGCGATATACCGTGCCTTGACCGATCCCCGCGATATTGAAAGCGTAGTCGCTCGGATAAAGTGAACAGTTGCCCAAACCGCTCAAGAGCCATTTGAGAAACTCAACGGTTTGCGCGGCTTTGGCGGACTCGATAACCCGAAGCGTGCGCCCCGCCGGAACATCGGCAACGGAAACCTCCGTGCCGTCTTCGTCGGCGACGATGGTTTGGACGATGGTTTTGGTGTTGCCTTCACCTTCGATGACTTCGACTTTTCGGGCATCGGGAAGAAGAGACGGGCCGCTATCGTCTCCTTCTTTCCGTTCGATTGCATACGCGAGACGGGTGCGGAGTAGCACGCCGGATGTTTCGGCTTTTTCGATGTCGTCAAGGCTCAACATTTTTCTGACAACGGGGGCGAGGGGAGAAACGCACCGGGTTTGCCCAACCCACGAACGGTCACGGAAACTCATCATATCGAGTGCGTCCACGCGCCGCTCGACTGCCCCATCTAACCCAAGGATGGAATAAGAAACAGGTTTGCCGAGGGCATCGGTTGCCACTCCGTCAATCTCGCGGTCGCTCTGGGGCTTGCCTCCGTCGCCGACTCTCCACGGATTGATGAAGCTGACCCGCGTTCCGCCGTTTTCATCCGGTCGGATAAACTGCCCGAATAACTCCCCGTATGCCATGAGGTTACGGCGAATTTGCCATTGCGCGGAGTAGTAGGACTCCCTCCCTGCGGCATCGAAAAAACGGGGGTCGCGGGCGGTGTTGTGGAAAGCATCGGTGACGATGCGGTTAAAATCGGGGTCGGAGGTTGTCGCTTTTGGCCAGATCCCGGTGTCGACTTCTTCGAGCGTGAGCGCGTCAATTACGACCCTCAACGCATCGACATTGTTGTAGAGCCAACTGACTTTTTCATTGATCGTGCGGCGGGTCTGCGTTGGTAGCTGCACATCCGGTTCCAACGATGGAAACCAAAACCAACCCCGAAACCCGTTGCGGCGTGCCGCCTCAAATGCTCGTTCGCTCATAGTGTTTTTTTTAGTAGCCGAAACGGACAACGCTGCCCATTGGCTGGAATTGGATTAATGGTGCGGGTGCATTGATCGCCGACGCAAAAACAGGGTCAAGCTCCGCACGGCGTGCAATGAGAGCGCGGAGTTTTTCGGTCATTGAAAAATTTCGCTCGCCCTCTGCGCTCCGCCCGTCTTCGGAATTTCCCGTCAATATGGTCGGAGAGAAAGCCATGCCCGCCACCTCTTCATATTCTGCCGCCCACCGCTCGGGAGGATCGCCAGCCCCAAGAGCCGCTAGTGTGTAGTATTTGATTCGATAGTGAATCAATGCCGTTTCAAAGCTTGCCATAATGATTGGCGGGGCTGTCAAAGTTACGCCCCGCCCCTTGATTGCTCCCATACAACAAGCGCGAGTTTCTCTGCGTCTGCGTAGTGATTCGCCCCGAAACGCTTCCAAACGATCTGCTCATAACCCCTTTTGTTTTCGACAGTTACCATCCGTTCCCGCAAAAGTTCCTCGGTGTAATCGGCCCCGACATTTTCCGGCAACCACCAACCTCGCCGACCGTCCCGAATCAGCTCGATGTATAGGAGCCTCTTGAAGTCTGCGTCGGAATAAATCAAGAGCGAGTTGCGGTAGGTTCTCCCGCCGATGACAATGTCGGTTGTCCGCACCGGCTTGGAAACGAATTTTTCCCCGCTTCCTTTCGATGGTAAAAAACGGAGGCCTCGCTTGACGGCTGTGGCGCAAGCCCGATAGACATGCTCGGGTTGCCAGCCGCTGTCGATAAGGCCGCAAGTGATCCCTTGTTCCCTTCCGCCGATCTGCCAGCGCATTGCCGCCGCAAGCTCAACCAAATCGTCAAGCCCGGCAACGCGCCCATATTCGAGCAACCATGAATCACCGTTTGCGGAAAAAGCTCGAACGACATAATTGGTGAAAGCCTGCTGAACATCGGCTCCGAGAATGATTGCCGAAACCTCGACCCCATCGGGAACCGTGCCAAGCGAATACTCCGCCCGCCGTGCAACCAAGTGTTTTTCCTCGATCTCCGACCCTGCTTCCACGAACGGCAACGCCATCCAGCCGTTCAAAAAATCCTGCATCCCGAAGAGCTTGCTCTGCGCCTTGAGAAATTCCACGGCGATTTGACCGAATGAAACATCGGGGCTGTAAAATGAATTGAGGTGGTAGGAGCGTTGACCTTTCAACGCGTTGGAGTTGGTCGCCCGCCACTCCCCACCAAGCATCATCCGCGCCTTGTGCCAGTCGCGGATTTCGCCGGCGCAATGCGGGCAAATGTAGCGGGCGGATTCTTGGACTTTGTTTAGATCCCAGATTCCCGATTTTTTGTCCTTGGCTTCGGTGTCCCAAATCAAGCGTTCCTTCGTATGCTCGAAAAGCATTTCCCCTTGGCAATGCGGACACGGAACGAAAAAATAACGCTGGTCGCCGAGAAGAAAATCTTCCCAAAATTCATCGCGGTCAACGGTGGGCGTGGAGGTTTCGAGCCTGCGGGCGGACGCGCCGAAAGCCTTGGTGCGTTGCTTTGCGAGGCTCAATGCGGACGCTTCATTTTTTGAAGCTCTGGCAAATTTGCAAACCTCATCGCAGATCAGGTAAGCGATAGGACGGGATGCAAGAGCGGCGGGGGAATTGCTTCCGACAACCGCCATCGTGAGCCGGTCGAACTGCATTTCCAAGAGCTTCCAATGGTCTTTATTCTGCGGCATGTGGGCGGCGAGAATCGGGTTGCTTTCCACGAACGGGTGAAAGCGGGTGTCCGACCACGACCTCCCCATAGCCTCCGTCGGCATGACCCAGAGAATCGGGCGAGGGCGGAAATGCAACAGGTAGCCAAGCTTGAGCAACGCGGTCGTGGTTTTTGCGGTCTGCGCCCCCCAGCAATACACTTCGTCCGCAATGGAAAAATCCCGCGTGTTTTCGAGCGGCTCCCTCATGTAAGGTCGAAGCTGTGTGGAAAACTTGCCGGGGAAGTTTGGGCTGACTCTAGGAGTGAAAATGATGTTGGATTCCAACCACTCGACCACCGGCGGGGGACGGTCGAACCGGAGGTCGTTGAGCATTTCTGCCGCTAGTTCACTCATGCCGAACTCCTAGCCATTGCTCGCAAACCGCTCTTGCAACCTGCTCCATCATGCGGGGTGGAACGCTCATGCCGATCATGTATTTCCCGATACTGTCGGTCTTCGCGTGATAGTCATCGGGGAAGCTGCCGAGGCGTTTCCATTCGCGAAATGTTAATCGGC